CATTAATTGATTTTTATCAATCAATGATAGATAATGGGAAAGTGCAACCAGATGGAACAGCTTTCAAACGGATGCAGTTTCTTCAAAAACGTGTAATAAGTAAAAAATATAAGAAGTTTGTAATAGGACTCAAAAGCAGCAATGGTGCTGCAATCAGTTAACCCACAAAAGAGGAGAAAGTAAACATGGCAAACGTACAAGTCATCAGCTTTCACAATGGTGGACAGGTTCTTGATGTAAAAGATGTCGAGACCGTGGCAGACGTAGCACAGAAGCTAGAACTGTCAATGGAGAATGTAGTAATAAGTGTTAATGACACTTCCGCTACTGCCGGCACCCAGCTTACTGCTGGAGCTGTAGTCCAGTTTCAAAAACAATCCGTTAAGTCAGGATTGTAAAGTGACTCGCGGGAAAGAGAGGGAATCAACTAGGGTTCCCTCTCTAGGAACGGAGTTTACGATAAAAGCGTCTAATAATAATGTAATTAATGCACTATACAGATATATTGATCCTAATGACAGTGTTGACTTTAATAGAATAGAGACATTTATAAGAAATAATTTCTCAGTATTTAATCCTTATAAGCATGATAGACATGGATCACTAGTAATTAGTAGAAATCTTGCAGAAAGAATCGAACATTTTACTAGTTTATCCAGACAGATAAATATGTTGATTAAACAAGGTGTAGAATTTTATAGGGACCAGAAGATTAATGCTCAAGTAAACAACTGGATTGTTCGTATAGTTACTCCAATATTAAAAAGTAGTACTAAAGTAGAGTTAGAAACTCTTTATTTATCTACTGTGAGTTGGAAGGAATTAAAAGCAGCAGATGAAACACCTACAAAACTAAATGAACGTTTTATCAATATTAAACCTACTCAAGAAGAATCAATTTATAGATATCAATATGGTTATCATCCTCATATAAATACTAGTGGACAACCTTGTTTTGGAGCATATATGGCTAGATTAAATGATTATGCTGTACAAGGTAGTATCGTAGGATATTTTAGTACTCTAAGACAATGGGCTAATACTAGTAATTCTAGAGATGCATTCTGGAATCTTCCGGGATTAATTCGAGATGTATCTGGTAGAACAATGGCTATTAAAAAGAAACGTCATAATCCAGAAGAACCATATATGTATAGGAAAATAAGTTACATATTACCTATAAGAGTATTATTGCAAATGAAAGATGCTTGGCAATATCCATTTGAAGGTAATAATTATTATAATCACATAAGAGAGGGCATAGGTCGTACACGTATAGCTACTAATTCTTTCAGAGAATTAGGAAGATACTATGTTAATAAATATAACCGAAATCCACAGAGATTTAAATATAATGAAGAAGAAGTATTAGATAGAACAAGAGCATATAGCATATTATATGCACTTATTAGAAACTATTTAATTGATTCTGTAAAACATAAGCAAGAACTGAGAACAAATATAGATAATTTTCATAGAGATTATTTCCCATTAAACCGTTCAAATTTTGCGACAGCATTTCAAAGTATATTAAATAAAAATGTAGAGCCAAATAGTAAAATGTTTGATCATTTAAAAGGCTCTGTAGATGAGCTTGGTGATGTAGTAAGAACATTTGTTATGGAAGCAAGAAATGCTCTAAGAAATAATTCATATAAATTTTATGATACTTTTAATAAAATAATGGAATATGGTTGGTTCAGATATAAAAATATTAACAGTCAATTTACTGAAGAGATGAATGTGTATACACATTATTATCTTGCAGCTATGTATATAAAGAATATGGAAGATGATAATTATCTTACAAAAGTATTACATATGCAAGACCTATTCAAAATCAAACATTGGTTTAGTTTAAGTGAAATAAATGATTTTTATAAAAGACTTATGGGATATAAACCTGCAGGGAAAACACGCTTCTTAAAGAAAATGAGAGAAGAAGTAATCCCTGCTATTTATTCTTATAGTGAATATGAAGATGTACTAATTAATGAATATTGGGACATAGAACCAAGATTAGGTCATAGGTTAGAAAGTCAGCGACCACTTTGGGGTGAAACAGATATTGAAAAACTTAGAGCAAATAAGATAACTGAGTTAAAATATTCTTGTGAAATAGAAGATATATTTAAAGAGTTTAATGAAATGGTAATGCATTATCAAGTATACGAAGAAAGTGATATGGCTAAACTTCAGAATTACATGGAATATGTAGTGATGAATATGCTATATGAATGGACATCCCATACCTTTAACGTAAAAGCAAAGGAGGCAAACTATGCCATCGAAGCAAGACGCAAAGTCCAAAAAGGTTTCAAAAAGTTCGAAACCAAAGAAGGAAAAGAAAGGACTAATAATATCGCAGAAGATGCATCAGAAAGTACAGTACCTGCTGTCTCGGTTTAAATCTCGCGAATGGTCGGGACCAGCATGGTATAGATGTACAAATAATAAAGATGGTTTTCCTATTTATTGGGAGCTGATATACTTCTTAGCTATTGATCTTGGTCATGGTGCAGCTACAGAATATAAAGGTGAAGATGTTAGTAAAACTATTTTCAAAATATATTCAGCAAATAAAAAGTGGTTAAAAGATACTTACATAGGAATGATACATAGTCATCACAGTATGAGTGCATATCATAGCGGTACAGATGAAGCTACGTTGGTAGACATGTGTCCAGACCAGGGATTCTATGGTAGTCTTGTAGTATCATCTAAAGTTGGTGAAGCTGCTGCATTTGCATTCAGTTATAAAGACCAATTTAAAAATATATTAATTCATACAATAGATGATGATGATATAAAATATATTAAACCAAACGTACCTAAGGAGTTTATAGCAGAAGCTAATCATATTAAAACAAAAGCTGATGCAGCAACACCATCATGGCAAAAGAAAACAAATGGTACTGCAATGACTCCATATGATCCTAATCAAACTACTTTTGATTGGAGATATAATGGTGAATGGAGAAAAGCTAAGGTACAACCTAAAGATGATTATGCTGATATTACTGTAAAAGAATATATAGAAATGGAAACTATTATAGAAGCACTTGAGGAAGGAAGTATGTTCTATGGTGAAGCTAACCAGCTATTTAAAACAAGATGGAATATGGGTATTCATGAGTTTTATGAAATCCCACCACTAGGATCATGAGTAATACTAGATTCCTAAGAAACAAAGACCTTATTGACCAGCGACAGTTAGATTTAATAACTGTCGTTGGTGCAGGAGGGATAGGGTCAGCAGTAATACAATTATTAGCTGTAATGGGATTTAAACGTATTCATATTTATGATCCCGATAATATGGACCATCATAATTTATCTACAACATTATATCCAGCATCTCAAGTAGGTTCACCAAAAGTTTTGGCAGCCTCAGCATTGGCAAGACAGTATAATCCTGCTATAACAACTGTTGCATCACGTTATAAGTTTGATTCAAATCAAGAAATGACCCCAAAGATAATAGTATGTATAGATAATATGGAAGACAGACTAGCAATTTATGATCGTTGGAGAATGGAGAATAAAGACTCTAAAGGATATTTTATAGATGGTAGAATGGATGCATTAGCATTCGAAGTAGTAACAATGACTAAAAGAGATGCACCTATTGACTATTATGAACACTGGACTTCCAGTGCTAATATAGAGGACGCACCTTGTACCATGAAACATACCATATTTACTGCAAATCTTGTAGCTGGTATGATGGTTAATCAGGTGTTTTGTTTATCAGGTAATAGAGGTTATCATAAGTATATATGGATGGATTTATTGACAAATAATCTTCGTAAGGAAGGTTTTAGAATAAATTCCATAGGAAAATATCTAGATCATACTTATATTAACCCTGCCATAACTGAGGAGAAATAACAATGGTAGATGAAAGAGAGACTCTTAGTTCTATAATGGGCTATTTAGGACAAATGTCCACTAGTTTAGTAGAATTAAGTAATACTATGCAAGGTTTTGCCGAAATATTGACAAAACTTGAAGCAACAATGCAAAATAGCCCCTACCTCGCAAAGGAAACAACAGAAGCCAGTGAGATTGAGAGACTTGAAGCTCTCAAGGAACTGGCTGGGAGAACAGCATGACTAACAATACAATCACAGACTTCGCTAAATTCGTAGGACCTATCAAAACTATAGATATACATGGTAAACCATATGTCACAGTTCCTGAACGCTTACGAGCATTTCATAATTTATATCATAATGGTAGAATAGAAACAGAACTTATACATGGAGAAGGTGGCCATTATATAATGAAAACTACAGTTACTCCTGATGTGGAAAACCCTGATAGATATTTCACTGGTTTTGCACATGAGGATGAATCTAAAAGTCAAATCAATAGAACAAGTGCTATAGAAAACTGTGAAACTTCGGCAACTGGTAGAGCACTAGGATTGCTTGGACTAGGTAGTGAATCTAGTATTGCATCAGCCGAGGAAGTACAAAATGCAATACATCAACAAGGAAGTCAGAGTAAACATCTGTCTTCCATAAAAGAGGAATCTAAATAATGCCTTATAGACCAGAACAAAAACAGTCCTTTAAGAATGGTGATACTCCACCTTGGCTAGGTTACCAAAATACTAAAATCTTATCATTTAAAGATGAGTCTGATAAGTATGATTGGGCAGATGTATATCTAGTTATAGAAATGCAAACAGCGGGAAGTGAATTTCCTGTTAGAATGCGTATCAATGGATCATTTGAACGTGATGAAGAAGGTCTTATCATGAACAATTCACTGTTAAAAAAGTTTTATAGTATCGCTGATGCTATAGGATTTGGTGGTGGATTTGATAAGGCTGGAGACTGGGTAACTAAATCAGATGAAGGAATAGAAGACATAGCTAAATTTCTGAACAACAATTATACTGACAATTCTGGTTCAGAAATATATCCATATACTATCTATGTTTATAAAACAAAGGTAATGGATAAGCAGTCCAACGAAGAAAAGGTATGGACAAGAGTAGTTGAACGGATGGCTAAATCTGACAATCAAAAACAGATGAAGAGTCTAGAGAGCTATGTCAAATGGGCTAAAGATAATGATGTTATTAAAGAACATGTTCCAGAGGAAGATACAACACCGGAACCTTGGGATAAGGCATCGGCACCTTCTGTAAAGACTGTTAACAGTTATAAGGTAGGTTAATGTTTGTCGAGTTAGCACTTAGGAGTCCTGCGTCAAGAGGCTCCTTAGTGAATCTCGATGATCTAGAACAAGCAGTAACGGTACATGGGAAGAATATTCCTGTGTATCGTTCTGTATATTTATATGATAGGACAGGTTACGATTATGTGGAATTACATAAAAGCGTCAAAGGGTATACAGGTTGGAGAGGGATTGATTATCTTCCTATAGATATAGATAAAGTTCATGACTCTAGTCCTATTGTATCAGGTAAGAAAACTGTTGCAAAGGCAAGAGAGGTAAATAAAAAATTATTAGAGTTAGGTCTAGATGATACTTCATATTGTATATTTTTTAGTGGAACAGGATTTCATTTTATCATGCCTGGCTCACTATTCGGATTCGAAAATCATCAGGGAGCAGAATTACCATACATTGTAAAGAGAACAATGTCAAAGCTCTTACCTGAGGCAGATATGTCAATCTATTCAAGGTCTGCTTTATATAGATGTGCAGCTACTAAGAACTATAAAACACAACTTTATAAAACATATATCACAAATGAAGAATTAGACACTCTAACCTATGCTAAGATTGCAGAGAAGAGTAGGAAATGGGACATCAATGATTTCCATACATTCCCATCAGAAGAGCAATCACATAAATTTGAGAAGTATGTAACATTTGATTCACCCAGTGTAAAATCATTTTTTAATAAAAGTAATCACACAAATGTTGTACCATGTATTCAAGATATGTATAACAACCCACCAGCTGAAGGGAACCGGCACAATACTTTAATGAGGATCGTTTCTCACTTTAGAAGAAATGGGATTCCTATTAATGCAACAATAGCAGCTATGGAAGAATGGAATAAGGGTGGGGACAGAATCAAAGATTCTGAACTTCTTGTATCTATTAACGATGTATACACAAAAGGTTATCAATATGGGTGCATGGATAGTATGATGATGACCTATTGTCAACCTCATTGTGTATATTTTAAAAGAAAGGATTATCTTATGGATATATTGAATGTCAGTGATCTACAAGCAATGTTAGATACTAGATTGGAAAGAGATTTCTCAGGTGTAAGTATAGATTTATCAAAACTTTTTGGCTTAATAGGAATAGAATCTGTTATATATCCGGGAGAACTAGTAACAATAGTAGGACCAACCGGTGTAAATAAAACAACTCTTGCTCAGAATATATCTTTAGCATATAATGCAGCTGAAGATAAAATAGAAGAAGAATTACAAATACCAACATTGTACTTATCATTAGAATTAGCACCATGGCTTATGCATAGAAGAAATCTTCAAATTGTTGCTGACGTAGATACAAATACTATATCAAAAGAAAATAAAAAGATATATGATCAATTTAAAAATCAAGTAGCTCATATAAAGATTCAAACTCTTAGTCCAACTGTAGAGCAAATAAGAAAAAAGGTTCAAAAAATGTCACCTGCTTGCATAGTGATAGACTATATTGATTTAGTGGAACCACCAAGTCATGCAAGAGGTGAATACGAATCAATCAGAAATATATCTCATGCTTTAAGTAATCTAGCAGTGAATTATGATCTAATCATTATCCAGCTAAGTCAAACTTCAAGACAATACTCCAGAAGTGGCGAATTAGACCTCTATGCCGGTAAAGGAAGTGGAGCAATAGAAAATGCCTCACGGAAACTAATGGTATTAGAAGGTGAATCAAAAACAAGAGAAAGGAGGCTGAAAATGGTTAAGAGTACAGATGGCGAACTATGGGATGTAAAACTGAACTTTAATGATTCATTCAGATTGAAAAGAATATGAATCATCAGTACCTGCTAGATATCCATCTATTCAATATGGAAACCGAACCAAAAAGTGGTATAGATATTGTACTATTATCATTTATAAAATTCGGAATAGAAATAAGTCAAGGTGTTCATCCTAACAAGTATGACACCATACTTTTTAATTTTGGTATATGGAAATTATACTTTGCATTTCAAATCATGCTAGATTGGAGGTAGAATGACCTATTACAATACAAATCATGAGCAGGGGAATGTGCTAGATAGAAGTAGAAGAAAAGCACGAAACCAAGAAGAGGTTATATTTGACCTGTTTAATAAATTTCCTGATAAAGAGTTTACACCATTTGAAGTACAATTTAAACTTAATCTTATGTGCCCTATTACTAGTGTTAGAAGGGCAATGTCTAATCTTACTAAAGAACATAAACTAGAAAAAAGTAGTAAACAAAAATTAGGTAAATACGGTAAGTTAAATCATACTTGGCATTTAGCTAGCTGGCTTAAAGCAGATTATTAAAAGGAGGATATAGGTTTTTTGATGTTGTTCCCCTATGTCTACAATGCAATATAATCAAGGAGACTTTAGAGAAAAGCTAGTTAATGTTCACGGTAGGCACTGGCATAAAGCATGGCTTAGATTGTCACGTAAAGCATCTTCTTTGAAACAAGCTCTGAAAAAAAGGTCGGAAATGCATCAAGTGCTTTTTGAAATAGAGCTTGTCGATATAAAGAAGATGTTTTACGAAGTCTACGGTGAAAAATGTAAGTACTGTGATAGAATATTAAGTGTTTCTACAATGGTATGTGACCATATAATTCCATTATCTAAGAATGGAGAATCAACACCAAAGAATTTGCAGATTATATGTAAACAATGCAACACACGTAAAGGACCATTAAAAGAGAAGGACTTTTGCCTTATATTGGATTGGGTAAAAGAACAAACAAAAGAAATCCAAACTTATGTATTAAAGAAATTAGCCAAAGGAGGCAAATACTAATGAATAAAACATTACAACAAATAGCAAACGATCGGGAAACTTTGCATAAATACCATGAGTCGAGTAGACCATTGAGTAAAAATTACGAGTATGTAGGCTTAAAAGGTGAATCTCAATTCGCAAAAGAGTTTGGGTTTAAAATAGATAAAACATTAAGACCTTCTGGCGATAATGGTAAGGACTTTGAAACAAAGATTGGAATTATTGATGTAAAAACTGCAAGAAATGCATACAATCTTATTGTTGAAGAAGGCAAAGTTGTCTCAGATATTTATGTATTAGCTAAATACATAGATGATACAGATACAGTAGAGCTATTAGGCTGGGAATATAAAAAAGAAATCTTAAAAGCCCCAACAAGAGATTTTGGATATGGGATAATCAATCATTACATACCAAAGAACAAACTAAGGTCACTAAAATCATTAGAAACTATCATAAATGAAAATAACGGAGTGAAAACTATGAAAGAAATAGAAGAACCTTGTCCTAAGTGTGGCAACAATCTTATAGAAGCAGAAATTAAAAATGGCACCGACAATTCTTTACCTGCTGTAATGTGTGAAGAAGAATGTGGATTTGTAGACAACTTAATTGAAGAAGGACAATATCTTTATACTCTACTCGATTGGGATGTAGATGTAGATGAGGATGGACCCTTTATAGCAGCAAAGGAGGTAATATGGCAGAATCCGATATAAATAAACTCGATCTCCCATTAATACAACGATTACAAGCGAGACTTAAAGATGCAGAACATATAATCAAAGCTGTTATAATACGTAAGGACTATGTTACCCCTACATATGTCGCTAGAATGTCTCAGGAATATGGGGACAAGTACAAATTGGAGATATAGCCATGCACAGATTAGCATTAGACGAAGAAATTAAAAAGGTAAGAATTACTGAAGAAGAGCATAGACTGATGGTAGAAATAATAATTGAAGAAATTTTATCATTAAAAGAACAACAAAAAGAGCTTGATATTGGTCCTGATGGATTGGATTTTATAGAGAAAGAAATAAAATTAGCTAAAAGTATTTTACAGAAAATATCAAAAGAAAATATTCCTAAACCAGCATCATTTGATGACTTAGAAGGTGACCCTATAAACAATGCAATTCGTAAAGACGCACCTGACCTACCTACAGACAAAGAAATGCAAAAAGCAATAGAGAAAGAAACAAGCAGTAGAATGGGACAAGCAGGTTGTCGAGGAGGAGACTGTGATTAAAAAAGAAATCCCGCGTACAACCAAAGTTGCCAAGAAGTCTTGCTCAAACTATACCAGAGATGATACGTGTGCAGGCTTTATGTTTCACTTCAATAAAGAAATAAGTGCACTAGTAACATTCATTGATCCTGATTTTGCAGACAAACCTTGTACTGTAGAAGAAGGATGTGATTTCTTTGAAGATGTAGTAGTTCAAGGGATAACAGGGGTGTAACAACCTCTGTTATCTCTCTTTTTTTTTACTTTAAAACTAATAATAGGAAGGAAAGAATTATTCATTAAACTCATCATATATTTCTTTAGCAAGGAATGCAAGGGACAAAGCTCCTCCCAATCCACCAAGCAACCCTTTTCCTATTAATTTTCTTGTAACTTTAAATCTTGTTTTATAAGCACTTTTTGCTTTCGAAAGAGAGGTATTTGTAACAATTTTTTCATGTTCTCCCACAATCTTTTTAATTTGTTCAAGTTCTTGTTTATGGGTACCAATCTGAACTTTTCGTGCTCGCTTGGCAGTGATTCTCTCTTTCCGATTTCCGAGTTCATCAATATACTCGTCTGGAACTTCATCCCAATCAAAATTCGGATCAAACAAAGGATTCAATTCGCCTGTTTTTAAATAAGTTCTTGTTGCACCTCTTTCCCCAGCTTTATACTTATATTTTAATGCTACATGAGTTGTCCCACGAGTACCTTTATTCCCCCTTGCTTTCATATCTGGGTTAAATTCTTTCGTAGCTTGAGTAATACCTGATTTAACATTAGAACTTTCCTTAGCATGAAACTCTTTTGCCTGTTTTAAATATGAATTTGGATCAAGGACATCAGGCTGCATATAATTCATTGTATTTTTACCTACTTTCAAACCAAACAAATCTCTCTTATCAGAAGTTATAATCTTTATTTTATTTGTGGCTTCATCATATACTGCTATTGCATTATATCCACCCCAATCATATACGGGTTTTTGAGCAGGAGAAAATGAAATAGCTATTCTTCTATGACCTTTTTTATTGTTTAACATCCTAAAATTTTTGTTTTTTTCACTTTTATTAATAAGTCCAGTCTTATAACCAGCATTAATAAAACTATCAAATGAAGGTTTTCCTACTTTTCCTTCGGTTGCTAAAGACCCCAAAACTGCATGATAAAATGGTCTATGAAATTTTACTCCACGCATTGCATCCTGTACTGGAGTGTTTGCATACTTTACCCATCGCAATCTTTTCGCATCCTTCAATCCCCATACATCTTTTACATAGTCAAATTCTTTTTTACCTAAATCTGCTATTGCCATTTTATTGGTAGCAGATACATCAACATAAGGAGCAACACTCCTACCTTTTTGCGTCTTATACCATATTCCTCTTGAGGCATAATGTGCTCTCTCCATAGGTGATCTTGATCCGGGTATTAATCTTTCATTCGCATAGTCACTAGTCAATTTTGCATGCATTTTTTTTATGATACTATTAACATTCCTATTAGCAATTTTATATCCCTTTATATATTCAGGATCAGGTGCACCCAGCGTACCGTATTGTGTAAAAAAACGTGCTCTTTCATTATCTATAGCATTTAGATAACCCTTAAATGTTTTGTAAGTTCTGTTAGTTAAGCCTGTTTTATTATAAGCTTGTTGACGAGCATAATTAAGAGATTCCCCAATCATAGAGGCTGAGCCTTTTACGCCCTCAGAAAATGCCAAAACACCTTGTTTTGCTCGAAATAATGGAGGAGGAAGTTTACCCTTCTTATAAAAAGAATCTAAAAAATTCTGAAAACTATCTAATGTTTTTTGCTGAAAGTGAGGATCAGCAAGAGCCTTGGAAGCAACTTTACTACCAGCTGCAAGACCTGTCATCCCTAATAAGCCTGCTGCTGTATTAGTTGGAGTTAATAATTTATTATCGTGACTCATTTTTTCAAAAATTTGCTCAAAAATTGAAATCGGTTTTTACAAAACTTTTTCCCTGGTTCACAACTTTTCAAACACTTTTCAATCGAACTACAAATAGTTCAAAAGTCCTCGAGGTCCACGCTTCTCTTCCTCTTGCTCTGCCTTATAAGTCCTAGCAAAGCCCATATAAGGTAGCCCAGTGAGCTTCTCCACGCTTCTAGCAGGATTTTCGAGTATACTACCGGGTCCTACAACATCTCTCAGTATTCTACCGAAAGGAATCATGGTATATAAATAATACTCAGTCAATCTACTATAATCATCTGTAACCATCCCTTTAAACAATGGTGGTAACAATCTTAAAGCAGGGGGAGTAACCACCTGCAATGGTTGCAAAGGAGCTGGATAAGAACCAAAGAAAGCACGGTCACGCTCTCTCTCATCTCCAAACATCATGGCAGCAGTGTCCTCAAACCAATTCCAGGGGGATGGAAGAGCAGCCTCAAATATAGAGTAAGGAAACATATTTGCTAGACCCAGCATAAACATATCAGCTACTGCTAATCTCTTTAAACGATCAAACTCATCAGTACCGGGATTAAACCCATGTATCTTTGCTTCTCTAAGAACATCATTTCTAAAACGTACAGAGTTCCACGCCCAAGTTTGAAACCTACTATAAACTTTACCAACATTACTTCTAGAGAAAGCAGGTCTAAAAGGAGCACTGTACAAGAACTGCGTACCCTTAACACCCTTCTTAGCCATCTCAATTAAGGTAGGATTATTATAATCACTGATCATTCCACCAAACTTTTCACTAGCCTTAAGATAATGAGCAACAAAAGCATCACGTCTTAATGTACGCTCTGGTCTACGCATAAACCATGCAGCCTTATTAAATATTGACTCACTAATACCATTCTTACTTGCTATTCTTAAAATATTCTTATCAGGTATATCAGGATCATTCTTCAAAGCTCTCACAGTTTCATTGATTGTTCTCTGCCAAGCCTTGCTCTGAACTTGAGGATTAATATTAGCCTCATACATCAAGAACTCTTCAACAACTCCATGACTTTTCACCCAGTCATATACATCTTCCATCTTATCCCACTCTGGATTGACTTTAAGTTTTAAATATTTTATACTCCTCGCATTCTTAAAGTTTTCATAACCGGTACTAATTAATGTATGTACTGTACCACCATAGAGGTTAGCTACCATACTCTTAGGATGAGCAAGCAATGATGCCAATTCATACTTAGCTTCCCACTGTCCAAACTTTCTTAAACTATTAAAATCAAGAGAATCTAATTCTTTAGGCATCCCTTTTGCTGCGGCTTTCTTATCCATACCAAGCATTGATCTGAGCTTATTCATCCGTTTAACCCAAAGATTATCAGCAAACCAAGCATAAGCTGTACCTTTTACACCATAAGCAGGATCATTAAGGATGTGTTTGGGTATATTAACCGGTGCACCACCTGCTTCTTGAGAATAGAGGTCTAAATAATCTCCCCATCTATGCACCAACTCTTTATCTACCCCCTTCTCAATATAATCCTTTCTAAACTGGTAGGTAGCATCCCGTGCACCTATCTCAGCTATCTGTTTATTAAAACTACCAATAATATTTTTAACATAAGTTTCATAAGCTTGAGGTTCATAGCTCCATCCACCAATATGAGTTTCCCTCTTAAACTGATTGCCTACTCTCCTATTCTTCATGAACTGATTGAATCCTTCGTCCAAGAGAGCCTTCTTTTCCCTACCAATACCAGACAATACTTTACTTACATCATTCCAAGACTCAGTTAACTGGTCACTGCTAACCCAATCACCGGTGAGCTGCTTGAACCTAATAATAGCAGACTTTAAATCATACTCTCTCTTCTTTACATCATCACCATACCTGGGGTCCTTTGCAATGGATTGTATATACCTTAACATACTTTCCGATGCTTCCTTGCGATCAAACATCATATGGGGGACATAACTCTCATACTTTATAGTACCAGTCCCTATAATTTCTGATGGAACAGTCTCCAAAGCTCTTACCAAACCTGAACTAGCTAGCTTTCCTTCCTGTGCAAGCTGATGAATCTGTAAGTATCTTGTAATCTTTCTTAGGTTATCTATCCCAAGTTCCATAGGAATATCTTCATTTAATCTTGACATCTTCTGAACATCTTTTAGAAAAGTATCCCTTAGCTCTCCTAATTGCTTAATTCTTATCTTGGCTACTGCCTTGTCCCCCTTCTCCGGTAATACTGACTCAAGCTCCCCAAGATATTTATCAGCCAACACTTTATCACCTGTAAGCCACTTATGATACCTTTCATTCTGCTTAGTCCTCTGTTCTATCATCCTTTCGACTACTTCAAAGCCAGACAAAGATTGAGTAACAGTCTTCTTCCCTATCTTATGCTTAACAATATATGTTTTCTTTTTTAAGTTGTGCCAATCACTGGATTTAATTGCTTCTCTAAATACCCTAGAATATTCTGACATAGCAGCCTTATGTTTACCCGGCTCTCCTGCTAATTCTCTGTTTAGCTCTGCTAAATACCCACCAAGAGGAGCTTTGTTTAAGTTATCATCCATTCTAACTCTTCCAAACCTCTCCATCATTGCACCGCTAACACGATACAACTCTGAACCATCCTCTAGTCCATACAGATAAGGACCTAACTCATCTTCCATTAGTTTTTTATTCTGATCAAACACAGCAGATGTACGCTCTTGAGACTTATGATATAAATCTCTTATCTCATTAATTATCTGAGTAGGCTTAGTTACCTTGCCGGTAACAATGTTACCTCTCTTATCTTTAAAGGTACCAATAGTTTCTATTCGTTTAATTTCATAACGCATCAACTCTTTATTAATAGCTTCAGGAAACAAGTACTGATGTCTCTTAGCAAGTTCTGGGAATCTTTCTGGGTGCTTCATAGTCCCCATGTGCCTAGCAAGAAAACTTCCATCTCTTATTTCTTGTAGATAATTATTAAATGCTTTCCAATCACGAAAGGTCATAGCATTTATATCTTTCTCCATTACTCCCCTAACAAACTTATTAAATTCTACTCCAATAAGTTCTTTGCCAAAGTTATTACTTATATGATCTATGATACTTGCAGCCAACTCAGCTTCTTCTTTCTTAAGCTTACCTTTTGTAAGTCCTTCAAATGGTGCAATCTCATCTATATATTTCTGCTCAGTTCTGTCAAGATTGTTAGTATTGATAGACTGTATCTTTACTCTGTCCCCATTCTCATCAACAATACTTTTTACATCCACAGCTGCTTGTCCCTCTTCCTCTAACCTTTGTATCTCTTTATCTGTTAAACGTACAGCAGTCTTGTTAAATAATTTATCATAAGAGTTCAAGTATTCCTTTAAGCTAGCATCGGAAACAGCTGTGCTACCGAAACCTACCCTAGAAAGATGTGTCTGTTTACTTCGTTCTTCTAATGTTGCTAAATGTTCTTGGACAGGTTTACTTGCTAAGCTTTCCTCGCTCCATGTCTTCTTCATGGCTTTAACTGTTTCTGCCGTACCTCTTTCAAAAGTACCTAACATCATCTGATCAAATAAATTTCTTTCCGCAGCTGTCTTTAAAATCTCTGACTTATATACCTTCATCATATTATCTAGCTTAGTTTTATTTGCAATGGGACTCTCTCCCTCTTTTGCTATATCTCTCTCAGCCTCATACAATCTTAAAGATTCTTTTTCTGATATCTCTTCCCCTCTTGCTTTATGCTCTTCTTGAATACCTTTAGCAGTAATACCCTCTCTTGATTTCCTATAAAAGTCATCACTCTTTCTTTTAAATCTCTCTGTCTCCTTATGTATCTCTAAGACTCTCTTCTGATCTCCTACTTGATCAGCGTACTTTCTTATTAATCGAAACGACACAAAATCAGACATATCATTAACAAGAAAATCCTCTCCCTTTTTTACATAGTCTGCCAACCATGCAGCTCTTTTAGTATAATTAGTTTCAGGAGTAAGACCTAAATCCCAACGATCAATATTTAATTCTCTTCTATATCCATCGTAAGTATGTAATCCTCTACTAAAAATATCTTCCACAACATCAGACTCTGGAATCCTCATACTAGTTCTATTCAATGCTTTCTGTAGCCAATTATATTTTCCATCTTCAACATCTGCCTGATGCTGCACATATATTTTTGCTAACTCCTGCTTATCTACTCTATTGAAAAGAGAATCTCCATAATCTAACTGCCTAACATCAGCAGCTACCTTACCAAGTAATGTATTTCTATTCTCTTCTCCAAATCCCGGAGTATATAATCTTATTCTTTTAGTAGGTCTGCCCTTAATTTTTACATCTCTTATAAGCATTCGGCTGGGGTCAGTAATTGCATCCAGCCTATCACGTACTTCATTATAATAATATCTTCTCTTCTGTTGATAATGTCTCCCATACAGTGCAGAGTTAGCTCCCTGAAATAATTGTATAGGTTTTCTACGTTGTGCTCTCGCATAATCTGCATCACTATTTAATTTATTTGTCTCCACCGTGTCTAATTTAAGCTTCCCTTTTATTACCTTGGGATGATAAGCTTTCCATTCAAATACTTTATTTGCCATACCATCAAAGAAAGCACCTCTTCCTTTTAACCCTGCTTCATCCATAGGATCAGAACCTACAGCAACAGCAGCACGAGCACTCTTTCTACCAGCATCTAACGACTTTGCATCAGTCAATGCTTTAGCTGTCACCCATCTTGTCTTACCATATCCCGTATGTATCTGATATAAATAGTGTCCCTTGGGTACATTTATTGATAACGTCTGACCGGGTTCAACTTCTACCTTTTCTACTCTAGCAGGTAGAGATGCAACAGCTGCATGTGCACCAACAATGGATGCTCTAGTAGTAACAGCAATCCCTAACATACCACGACCCTGTGCTGCAGCCTCTGATGCTAACTGTCTTCTATGAGAAGAAAACAGCAACGCTGGATTAGACATAGCCTCATTCACTCCACCGGAGTCAGGTTCAGCAAACAAATCTTTATACTCAGCTTCTTTATTAGAAGCTTCAGACCCATTCTTGAGTACATACTCATCAGCCTGATCTTTATACATCTTCTTCCATTCTTTACGCATCCCATGTACTTCATCACCAAAAAATACAGCAGCCTTATCACCATCTAAGTCAGCACCACCCAATGCTCTTGTTTTTCTAGGATGCATTAAACCACTAACTCCTTTAACTCCTGTGAATCCCCTAAACTCAAGAACTTGTGCACCAGACAAACTATCCATAGGAGTCCTGACAACCACAGCATTCAATACTTCTTTAGCTTTAGCAAGAGGGATACCAGTTTCCTTATTCCTTACTGCATTCCACAGCTCACTCAAGGTATAGTCCTGCTTCCCAAAGTCAGTCTTTATCCTTAAGTCTTTCCACCCCTCATCAAGAAAAAATATATTATCATTCTTAGCTAATAAACTAGTGTTGCCCTCCTTGTCCGTCCGCTGTTGCATTTCCTTGTCCCAGATACGAAATCTAAAAGACCCACTATTACCAAGCTTAGGTCTAGTAACTTGGTTGACTACAAAGTTTCTAATGGCAGCTCCTCTAATAGGATTAGTAAACTTATGTAGTTGAGAAGCTAGGCTATCAGGTAGTAAACGTACAAGTCTCTCATGAATAGCATTAAATTCATACATCTCCTTAATAGATTCTTGTGCTTCATCTGGAGTAATCTCACCCTCAAGAACCTTATCACTTTCTATTTCTCTATTAATTTTTAATATCTTTTCATACACTTGCGAAGCAAATTTTTGCTCAGGTTTAGATGTCCCATGCATAGCTTCTAACAACTTGGGTAAACCAAAACCATCCATTCTTTCTATCAAAGTTTCAATCATTGCTTCATTTGCTATGGGGTCATTCGTAAATCTTTCAAGTAATGCATTAGCCTCTGCATCACCTATCATAGCCTTTTGATTAATAGCTTCATACATATCCTTAATGGATTCAGTATTAATATTAGTCCATGAATAAGGTGTAAGGTTACTTAATAACTGCTTGGGTAATCTTGTATCTTTAAGACTGGTTTCTATAGATGCAATCTCACTGTACACTGTCTTCACATCTCCAACAGGCATTTGATGTATCACCGCATCATCCTTACCCTTAGGACCAAACTTTAATTCATCTCTTACTAGCTCATAATCTTGTGCTACCCTTCTCCCTGCCTGCTTTGCACTACTTGTATTTATAATAAAGTGTACATTATTCTTCTTCATCCACGCATCTATCTTAGGAGAAGCTCTGTGCACCCCATATTTGCCCAGTAAAGCCCCCTGGCTGGCACTAGGAGACACGATAAAGCTTTTATT